TTTTAAGATATGAACATAAAGGAAGAATACATGCAGAGATAAACCAATTAAGAAATGCAGGTGGTGGTACAGTTACAGGAAGATTCTCTTATCAGAATCCAAACCTCCAGCAAATTCCTGCAAGGAACAAGGATCTTGGACCTAAGATAAGGTCATTATTTATACCCGAGGACGGCTGTAGATGGGGTGTATTTGACTATTCTCAGCAAGAACCTAGGTTGGTGGTCCATTACGCATCTTTATATAAACTACCCTCTGTTTATGACGTAGTTGAAGCATATCAAAATGATCCTGACGCAGACTTTCACAGAACAGTAGCGGACATGGCTCAGATTCCTAGATCACAAGCTAAGACAATTAACCTTGGATTATTTTATGGAATGGGTAAAGCTAAACTACAAGCAGAACTAGGAGTAACTAAAGAGAAAGCTAAAGAACTTTTTGATACCTATCATGCTAAAGTCCCATTTGTTAAACAGTTAATGGATAAAGCATCTAACAGAGCACAGGACCGAGGACAAATAAGAACGTTGTTAGGTAGGTTATGTAGGTTTCATTTATGGGAACCTAATAGTTTCGGTATGCATAAGGCCATGACTCATGAAGATGCACTCAAGGAACATGGACCAGGGATTAAAAGAGCCTACACTTATAAAGCATTAAACAAATTGATACAAGGTAGCGCAGCGGACATGACAAAAAAATCTATGTTAGAGCTTTACAAAGAAGGAATAATACCGCATATACAAATCCATGATGAATTAGATTTGTCTATAGAGAATGAGGGACAAGCTAAAAAGGTCATCGAAATTATGGAGAGTGCAGTTAACCTGGAAGTCCCTAATAAAGTTGATTATGAATCAGGGGATAACTGGGGGGAGATAAATGATTAATTATGTACTTAAATGCAAACATACCCATCATAGAATGCTATGTACGTGGCAACTATCTCAGAGATCAAAAAGACTCTCACGATAAATATTTTCCATGCGTTATCTTTGGATTTACCTCCTTACCTGGACAAGTACCTTTATTTCATTACATGATGGAAGATGGTGGGCTATGGTGGAGAGCACCTATATCCGCTTTTTGTACTAAACCAGGTATAAAAGAACTACCTTTAAATGAGCTGGTAATGTGGGACAGTTTCAGCTATAATGTTGGCGTTACAACTTTTTATCACTTAAAAGGCGCTAAGATGATATACATATCTAGACGTAAAGTGAAAAGAGAAGGTACGTATTTGTTCACCATTGATTGGTGCCCAGGCGATTATAATGAATTAAACTTCGGTTATTCAGAAAAGCCTGACCAACATAAGTGCGGTCATGTAATTGAATTAGATGAAGGCAATTATGCAATCCAGCCTAACAATAGGTTAAGAGTATTTGACCCATCGTTAGCTGCAGATCCATCGGAGAACGTAATAAATAGACTTGTTAATACAAAGACATGGTCTGTAGAAAACACTTCCAAATGGATTACTGATGAACATGAAGAAGGTAGTTACGACTACCACTATACAAACCTGGAGGAGAAAAATGGAAAAGATAATGACTGAAGCTAAGAGAATATGGAAGCTAGCTGTAGCCAATAAGAAAATTGCTATTGGTGTTGTTGTAGCTATTATTATTTTAATAAACTTAGTGAACTAATTTAATGACTAAATGTAAAGACTGTAATCACGATTGCCACTGTAAAGAGGGCAAGCATATAGATGAATATCTAGATTACTGCCCATGTGGCAATTGTAATTGCAACACTGATAAAGATCGAGCAGAAGACTCGACGTATGAGTAAAAGAGGGTTAATGAAGAATGAATTTAGTAGACCTATTAAAAAAGAATATTGTAATGGTTCCAATTGTGGCCTCTGTTTTAGTTGGAACATTCACAGGCGTAAGATACATAGTTAATCTTACTGATACTATTAACGCATCCGAACAACATATTGTAAATCTTGAAAGAGATTTAGAACAAGCACAAAAAAATATTACAGATATTAATACAAGACTATCCTCTGCTGAAGCTACGTGGCAGATGGCAGAGAATTTATATAGACAATTAGCAGATCAAGTCAGAGAACATGACTATGATATTAAAGATTTAAATAGGTAATGAATAAT